ACCCTATCTGGATCAGATACATCGCGTTTTGGCGTTCCGTACGCGTGGTTGAATTTGGAAAACTGGAAAACGCCGCATGAAAGGCAGAAAACCGACGCCCCGGCAGATTCTTGAGCGGCGCGGCGCCCGTGTTCGCGGGCCGCACATTGCGGGCGTAATCGCGCCGCCTGGCGTGCCGGCCGCTCCCGCGTGGTTGTGCGACATTGGGCGCGCGGAGTGGGATCGCGTCGTTCCGATGCTCGAAGCGTCAAAGGTTATGAGTCCGCGACATCAGCAGACGCTTGCCGCGTATTGCGATTCGTTCGCGGATATGGTGAAGGCCGACCAAGAATTGCGAACGCACGGGGCCACGTTTATGGACGATAAGGGTAGGGTGTCGAATCATCCCGCGTGGAGTCGCAAGCGTGACGCACGCAATCAAATGCTGAAGATTGCCGCCGAGTTTGGTCTGACCGCTTCGGCGTTGTCTAGGGTATCAGTCGTTGAGCAAAAGCCGCCGCAAGACGAAGACGCCCGCATCCTGTTCGGCTGATTGCCGGTGCAGCAGCTGCTGTGCGGTGCTGTTTTTTGAAAAGTACCTGACGCACGCCAAGGGCGAGTTGGGCGGGCAGCCGTTCCGGCTTGAGCACTGGCAGCGCGACTACGTGCGGGCGCTGTTCGCTGAAGAGAATGGCCGCCGAAAAGTGCGCACGTCCCTCATGGCGTTGCCGCGCAAAAATGGCAAATCCAGCCTTTGCGCTGGAATTGCGTTGCGGCTTCTCATGGAGAACGAGCCAGGTTGCGAAGTGTATTCGTGTGCAGCCTCACGTGACCAAGCCCGCTTGGTGTTCGACATGGCCCGCATTGCCGTGGAGCAATCGCCTACGCTGCGGCAGCACTTGAAGGTGTACCGCAATGCCATTGTGCGGGAAGAGACGCACGGCACCTACAAGGCACTTTCTGCCGAGGCAGGAATTCAGCACGGCCTTTCGGCGCATGGTGTGATTTTTGACGAGTTGCACGTGAGCAACCGCGAAATGTGGGAAGTCATGCTTTCCAGCCAAGGGGCCAGGCGGCAGCCGCTGACGGTGGCGCTTACCACGGCAGGATACGACCGCAAAAGCGTCTGCTGGGAAATCTGGAAATACGCCGAATCCGTGGCGGCCGGGGCGATCAAAGACGAAACCTTCCTGCCTGCGATCTACGCTGCGCCGCCCGAAGCCGATTGGAAGGACGAAAAGACGTGGGCCGTCGCAAACCCCAACCTGGGCGTGTCGATCCGGTTGGACTTCCTGCGGAGCGAATGTGCCAGGGCGGTAGAAATGCCGGCGTACGAAAACACTTTCCGGCAGCTGTATTTGAACCAGTGGACAGAGCAAGACACTAGGTGGTTGCGGATGGACCATTGGGCACAGGGCAACAAGACCTGCCCGGTGGATCTGGCTGGCCGGGAGTGCTGGGCTGGGCTGGACTTAGCGACCACCTACGACACCACGGCGTTGGTGCTGTTGTTCCCGTTGGGTGATGGCACCTATTGGGCGGAGCCGCATTTTTGGATTCCAGACGAAAACGCCCACCAGCGCGAACGCAGGGACAAGGTGCCTTATCTGACGTGGGCGCGGCAGGGCAAGCTGAAGATGACGCCTGGCAACGTCACCGACTACGACGTGGTGCGTGCGGACATCAACGAACTGGCCAAGAAGTACCAGATTCGTGGGCTTGCGATTGACCGCTGGAACGCCACGCAGTTGGCCACGCAACTGCAAGGAGACGGCCTAAACGTCGTAGGTTTTGGGCAGGGCTACGGCAGCATGTCGGCCCCGTCCAAGCAACTGGAAGCCCTTGTGGTGGCTGGCAAGTTGCTGCACGGCGGGCACGAAGTGCTGACGTGGCAAGCCGGAAACGTGGCGATTCAGTCGGATTCGGCAGCAGGAAACATCAAGCCCAGCAAGGCACGCAGCACAGAACGCATTGACGGCATGGTGTCGCTGGTCATGGCTCTGGGGATCCACGCGACCGCGACGGCCCCGCCGCCCGAACAATCCTGGGATCTACTGACGCTATGATCGCCCCCGTTGAAACGCCGGAAAAGTCGTACCGCATTATTGATCTTCGAGGCACTGACGGCGGGTGGAGCGATTCGCCATCCCGTGGCCCGGCCGGCGTTCGCGTCACGCCAGACACGGCGCTGCAATGCTCTGCCCTGCTGGCCTGCGTGCGGCTCATTGCGGAAAACGTGGCCACGGTTCCGCTGCACCTCTACAAGCGGCTTCCGCAGGGCGGCAAAGACCGCGCCCGCGAACTGCCGCTATATCGGCTGCTAAACCAACAGCCCAACGGCTGGCAGACCAGTTTTGAGTTTCGGGAAATGCTGACGGCCCACGCGTGCGTCTACGGCAACGCCTACGCGGAGATTAGAGCCGGCCTGAAGGGCGCGGTGTCGGAACTTTGGCCGCTGCACCCGTCCCGCATGAAGGTAGAGCAGCTGGATGACGGCAGCTTGTGCTACTACTACCGCGAAGCCAACGGGCAGGAAACGCGCTATCGGCAGGATCAGATTTTTCATTTGCGTTGGCTGTCGAGCGACGGCGTGACCGGAATGACTCCCACCACGCTGTCCCGCGATGCCATCGCGTTGGCCCAAGCGTTGGAGGCCCATGGCGGCGCGTATTTCGGAAACGCTTGTCGGCTGTCGGGGTTGATGGAATCTGACAACCCTATCACCGTTGAAACAGCCGAGCGGCTGCGTGAGCAGTTTGAGCGGATGCACCGTGGCCCCGACCGGGCACACCGCACAGCCGTGTTGCCGCAGGGTGTTCACTGGAAAGACGTGCAGGCGTCGAACGAGGCCAGCCAGTTTTTGGAGACGCGGCAGTACCAAGTGATTGAAATCTGCCGGGCGTACCGCGTTGATCCTTCGTACGTGCAGGACAAGACCAAGGTTGGCTATGCCAGCCAAGAGCAGGCCGCCATAGATTTGGTGAGCCAGACGCTCATGCCGTGGTTTCGCAGGTGGGAATCGGCCATCACCCGTGACTTGGTGCTGGACGATGACACGTATTTCGCGGAGTTTGATACGCGCGGGCTGTTGCGTGGTGATCTTGCCGCCCAAGGTGCATGGCTTCAGACGATGCTCAATACCGGCATCTATTCGGTGAACGAGTGCCGCGAAATCCTCAACATGAACCCGATTGGCCCCGAAGGCGATCAGCGGTACATGCAGGCCAATCTGACCACCATGGAAGGCATTGCCAGCGATGCGGCCGGAATCGCAGGCGAGCCGGCCCCCGAGGCCACAACGACGCCACCGGAGTCGTATACCGACCAGCTGCTGGCAACGCCGGCCGCTGAGCCAACGCCCGTGCGGTCCCGCAAGCCCCGCACACCACGCAAGAGAAAGTGAGCCCACGATGGAACTGGAACGCCGTGCCCTGCCGCTGCCGCTGAATGTTGAGACGCGCGACGATGGCGCAACGCTGATTCGTGGCATGGCCGCCAAGTACCGGACTCGCAGCGTGGACCTAGGCGGCTTCACGGAAGAGATTTTGCCCGGTGCGTTTGATGCCGTGATGAAGCTCGAAGGCCGCAATATCGTATCGGCCTGGAATCACAACATGGACATGCCGCTAGGCTCCGAGCGATCCGGCACGCTGCGTGTGTTTTCCACTGACGAGGGGCTGGCATACGAAGTGAACCCGCCGGTCACTCGGGCGGACGTGATTGAATTGGTGCGGTTGGGAATTGCCTACGGCTCGTCGTTCGCGTTCACGATTTCCCGCGACGGCGAAGAGTGGAGCAAGGACGAGAACGGCAACCCGCTGCGGTTTGTGCGTGCCGTCGAAAACCTTTACGAACTCGGGCCGGTTTTGACGCCTGCCTATGCCGACACCAACGTGTCGGTGGCCCGTCGATCGCTGGAACGGTTCCTGCAGACTGACCGCCCGGCGCTGGTGCTGCCGACTCTGAAGCGCAACGCCAAGACAGAGAAATCACTACGCAGGTTTCTTCGCCAGCATGGCCACAAAATCGGGTGACGTGTGCCATCACTGCCGGGCCGCTCGGCTTGGCGTGTACGCATCGGTGGAGCGGGGCGGCGTTTGCACGCGCTATCTGCGCTGCCCGTGCTGCAAGCGGACGGCCAAGCACGTCGTAAACGCGTGCGAAATTCGGCGGCGCTCATTACCTAATTAGGTAACTACCCGCAAGCGTGTTTCTGCAAGGAGTACGGCCTCGGCCCGTAGCGTGCGAATAGGTCAATCACCTACCGCACACTAGGAGCCAAACACATGGCCGCTTCCAAGGTCAAGGAACTGCTGGACGAACTCGCCGCCACGCTTGCCGAGCTTGGCATGCTGGACGAGCAGGGCGCTGCCGAAGAGGCTGGCGAAGGCGTTGATGGCGCTCCGGCTGCAGATGGTTCTGCGGTCGCTGCGGTTGAAGGCCGTCAGGCTAAGTACGACGACCTTCTGGCCAAGGCCGAGCGGATCAAGAAGGCGATCGCCGCCGAAGAGTCCCGCGAGGCTCGCAAGGCCGAGCTGGCCAAGGTGCTGAACCGTGCGGCCCCGGCCGTGGAGGCTCCCGCCAAGACTTCGATTCGTGCCCTTGGGTTTCGCGGCAAGCTCCGCGCGTTCGACAACGAGCGTGACGCGTTCGTGTCGGGCCAGTGGCTCAAGGCCACGATTGGCCACGACGCCGAGGCGCGCCGGTGGTGCCAAGACCAGGGCATTGAAACCCGCGACATGGGCGGCCAGGTCAACAGCCTCGGCGGCGTGCTTGTGCCCGAGGAGTTCTCAAACACGCTCATCCGTCTCGTCGAGCAGTACGGCATCGCTTCAACCATCGCCCAGAACATCACGATGTCTTCGGACACGCTGCTTGTGCCTCGTAGGCTGACCGGCGTGACGGGCTACTGGATTGGCGAGAACACGACCATCCAGACCAGCGACCCGACCGCCACGATGGTGCAGCTCGTTGCCAAGAAGCTGGCGGCAGCCACTCGCGTGTCGAACGAGCTTCTTGCTGACAACGCCATTTCGGTGGCGGATTGGCTGGCCCAGGAATTTTCGCTGGAAATCGCCAAGCGGGTTGACGAGGCTTTCTTCAACGGAACCGGCAGCAATTCGTACGGCGGGATTTGGGGTCTGCTGCCCAAGATCAACGACGGCACCCGCGCCGGCAGCATCGCCACGGCGGTTTCCACGCACACCACCGTTGGCTCGCTCGACGTGAAGGACTTCAACTTGGCACTGGCCAAGTTGCCCCGGTATGCGATCGGTTCGGCCGCGTGGTACATGCACCCCAGCGTGTGGCACAACGGCCCGGCAAATCTCGCCTTGGTGTCCAGCTCAATGGGCGGCAACAACTCGGGCGATTTGCAGAACTTCAACAGCAAGGCACCCGCCACGTTCCTCGGCCTGCCCGTCGTGTGGGCGCTCACCATGCCGACGAGCACCGACCTCACGGCCGGCAGCATCGCGGCGGTTGTGGGCGACCTGTCGCTTTCCAGCATCTACGCGACCCGCTCGCAGATGTCGATTGCGGCCAGCGATGATCGGTACTTTGAATTCGACCAGCGGGCGTATCGCGTCACCATGCGTGCGGATATCAATCACCACAGCCTGGGCGATGCGACCACCGCCGGCCCGGTCGTGGCGCTCAAGCTGGCGGCCTCCTGAACCACCTGAACTACCTAGGAGTTTTCAAGCATGAACCATCTTTCCGGTTCCAAGTCGGTGACGAAGGCGGCTGCGAGCGTTGCGGCATCGGCCACGCACAGCCATGAAATTGACACGCTCGGCTTTAAGTACGCGAGCATTGACGTAATGTTTAGCCCGTTCACGGCTGCCACCTCGTCCTATGCTTCGGTGCTCAAAGTTCAGGAGTCGGACGCCAGCGGCTCGGGCCAGGCGGACGTTTCCGGCCTGTCGGTGACGGCCGGTGCCGGCAGCACTACCGGCGCTTCGGTCGGTGCGGTTGCCCGCTTCAACGTCGATCTGCGAGGCCGCAAGCGGTACCTGACCGTCGTGACGAGCCCCGGCAACACCGTGGCGGTCGTGACCAATGCCCGGCTGTCGAAGGGCGAGACGCACGCCACCGACGCTACCGGCGCGAACGTCAACGATTACAAGTCGCTCTAATCGCTTGACACAGCAGCGATAACGCCCACAGCGGGCGGCTGGGTTCGCCCCGGCCGCCCGTTTGGCGTTTAGGAGCACAACGATGATCGTACGCGTCGGACAAGTCGAGCACGACCTGCGGGTGGAGGCAGCGTTTAGCGTGCCCCGCCTGGGGTTCATGGATAACTATTTCACGGTCATGCAGTCGCTGCTGCCGCTGGGGATTCGCCCCACCAAGATGACGGGCGCGTTTTGGCACGCCTGCATGGACCGCGTGCTGCTTGAGATGGTTGATCGCACAGATTGGATCCTGTGCATTGACTACGATGGAGTCTGGGAGGCCGACACGGTGCAGCGGCTCATGACCGCCGCCATGGTCAGCGGGTACGACGCAGTGGCCCCCATGCAGGTGAAGCGGGACGAAGGCATCCCGATGTTTACGCCAGAGGGCTGCAGCGGCATAGGCAAGGTGGAATTGCCGACTTCGTGGTTTGAGGCTGCGATTCAGCCCGTGGAAACCGCTCACTTTGGCTGCACGCTTTTGCGTTCGTCGGCCCTGAAGCGGATGAAGACGCCGTGGTTTCTGGGCACGCCTGCCGAAGACGGCCACTGGGGCGATGCCCCCGAGGGCCAGGCGTCACGGATTGAGGAAGATATCCATTTCTGGAAACAGTGGCGGGCCAGCGGCCTGACGCTGGGCATCGCGCCGCAGGTGGCGATTGGGCACGCCGAACTGGTCTTTACGTGGCCGGGGCGGGATCTCAAAGGCGTGTTTCAGTACCCGGCGAAGTATTGGGCTGCGGGTGGCAAGCGGCCACCAGAGGCATGGGGATCCGAGGCACACGCGGAGGCAAGCCAAGCATGAGAATCCGATTCATCAAAGCGTGGAAACGGTATTGCGTGGGCGATGTGATTGAAGTGCCAGAGGGCAGGGATGGCATGGCGTCGGAATTGCTCAACACCGGCCGCGCCGTACGCGAGTCGCAGCTGCTGGAAACGGCGGCCGTCGAGCCGGCCGAAGTGCGAACCGCTGACATTACGCCAAGGAGGCGCCGCAAATGAGATATCGCAGCCTTGTCCGCGACACCCAGCCGGTGGTGGAACCCGTCACGCTGGCAGAGGCCAAAGCACACCTGCGCCTTGATTCCGATGCCGAAGATGCACTTATCCAGACGCTTATTGGCACGGCTAGGGCATGGGCAGAGGATTACGCCGATAGGACTTTCGCCCTGACCCGTTGGGCCATGCGTGCCGATTCGTTCTACGGTTCGGTGGGCAGCCCGGCGCAGTTCGGCCTGAAGTCGGACGGCAACAACATCGAAGGCCGCCAGGGCGTTGTGCCGAACATGGACATTGAGCTGCCCCGGCCGCCGATGTCGCAGGCCGAAGGGTACACGTCCGTAGAGGTGGTCTACACTCCCGCCGTAAGCGGCACCACGGCCACGCTCGCCGGCACGGAATACCGCGTGGACTACAACCAGACGCCGGGGGCAATTCGGCCACTGTACGGCAAGACGTGGCCCAGCCACTTGGTTGACCAGAACAGCGTTACCGTTAAGTGGTGGGCCGGGTACGGGATCGACGGGCGAGCGGTGCCGCCTGGCGTCAAGGCGGCCATTCTGATGCTGGTGGCCCACCTGTGGCGTAACCGCGAGATGACGGCCGAAGCGGCCTTGGCGGAAGTGCCGATGGGCACCAAGGCGTTGCTGGATTCTGTCCGCTGGGGGAGCTATCGCTAATGCCACTGGACTCTGGCGACTTATGGGCGCGCGTCACGATTGAGCAGCCGGCCACCTCGCAGAACGAGATGGGCGAAACGACGCTGGCGTGGTCCACATTTGCCACGGTGTGGGCCGACGTTGTGCCGCTGTCGGGCCGCGAGGCCGAGCGCTATGGCGAAATCGTCGGGCTGTCGGCCCACAAGGTCACGATACGTTACCTGCCTGGCCTTTCTTCCAAGATGCGAGTGATTTACGACGGCCGCACGCTGGAAATCGGCCAAATCAACGAGCGGGAACGCCGCTGGATTCACGAACTCATCTGCACGGAGAAAGCCGCCACATGAGCCTGCCAGAAGCCCCCGAGGCGTTTTTGTTCCAGCGATTGACCACCCTAGCGTCGGTGAGCGACTTGGTGGGAAACAGGGTTTTCCCGCTGATCGCCCCAACAGGCACGGCTTTTCCGCTGGTCGTGTACCAACGCACCGCCGTGGCTCGTGAGCGTTCGCTAACCGGCAACGTGGGAACGCCCGTTGTCACGCTTCAGGTAACGACCTACGCAACCTCGTACACGACCGCAAAGCAGACTGCGCGGGCCATCCGCCTGGCCGTGGACAACTGGACTGGCACGGCGGCCAGCGCGACGATCCAGCGCACGACGCTTACGAATGAGTACGACGGCGTGGACATGCCGCAAGATGACCAGATGCTGCCGTACTACAGCGTGGTTCAGACGTTTGAGTTCCGCGTGGAGGAAACAACGTAATGGCCGAAGGCTTGGATTTTGAAATATCGACCAAGTACCGCAATGTCAATTTCCTCGCCGGCAATGCAGTAGCCGACGCATTGCGGTTGGACGTTAGCAAGCTGGTCGGGTCGTGCAATCGGGCCGCCGCACCGGGGCTAATGGCCCTGCGGTCCAACGTAGCCGGGATCAAGTCCAAAACTGGCCGGCTGGGACGATCGCCGGCCGTGAGAAGCAAGGTTTACAAGACCGGCAACAACTGGACCGCCTTGGCCTTGGTGGGCTACGACAGCGGCATAGCGCCGCACGCCTATTACATCGAATACGGCTCGCGCAACCGCCAAAAGCGTGGTGCCATGCCTGCCTTTTTCCCACTGCAGCGGGCCTTTGAGTCCACTAGGGAAACCATGAAAGCGACGATGCAGAACGAACTGCAGAAGATCATGGCGGAAGCGGCGAAGCGGCTGGCCGGCTAACTGCAAGGGTGGCGGCACTCGGCCCTACAAAATACGTAGGGCACACCACCCCGCCATACACAGGAGCGCCGACATGCCAGGGCCGTCTGATTCGCAGGGTTCCAACTTCGTTTTTTCTGGTACCACCTACACCGCCACCAATGTGGGCGTGAAGTACGGCGGTGATCTGCTCGACACGTCGCACTTGGGCCTGGCAAGCGGCGCCAGCCGCACGTATCAGTCGCCGGCGCTGATCGATAACGAAATCACGGTGGACTACTACGGCACGAGCATCGTGACCATCGGTGCCAGCGGCACGCTGGCCTTCGGCGGCACGACCTATACCGCAACGTGCTCGGCGTCCAGCCTCACGTATGCGGTCGGTGAGCTTGTCAAAGGCAATGTCACCTTCAAGGTGAAGTAGCACGGGAGGCTGCCCGTGGCGAACGCATCGCAAGGCATGGCCGTCACGTGGGGCGGCATCGCGCTTGGCGAGGTTATCAGCGTCAGCGTTGACGGCCTCAGCGCCGAATCGGTGGACGTAACCCCGCGATCCAGCGCGTCTAGGTTTAAGAAATATTCTGCCGCCGACAGTGACTACGGCAGCGTGTCGCTCACGGTGCGCGGCACCGCCTTGATGTCTGGCACCAACGTGGGCTTGACCGCTGTTTTATCAATAAGCGGCCCAGGCGCTTCGTGGACGTTTGACAAAGCCATTCTGGAAAAGTTTGGCTGGACGGCCTCGGTTGGCGAACTGCAGCAATACAGCGTCACCTTTAAAGCGGGAGCCTAGCGTGTCATTGACCAAAGAACAGATCCTGGCGGCAGACGATTCAGGGCTTTTGAAAATCGCTGTGCCCGAGTGGGGCGGTGATGTCTATATCCGCGTCATGACCGTGGGCGAGCGCGATGCCTACGAAAACGAATGGCAGCGCAAGAAGGACACGGGCGTAGACGATTTCCGCACCAAGTTTCTGGTTCGCTGCTTGGTGGACGAGAAAGGCAATCGGCTGTTTGATAACGGCGATGTGGCCAAGCTGGCCGCCAAGAGCGCAAAGGTAATGAATCGCGTGTGGATGGCCGCCATGGAACACAACAACCTCAGTGACGAAAGCGTGGAGACGTTGGCGGGGGAATGAAAGCCAGGCCGGATAGGGTTTTCCTGTTCCGCCTGGCTGGCTTTTTAGGGATGACCGTGCGTGAGTTGGGAGAGCGGATGCTGGTAGACGAGTTTCGTGAGTGGATGGCGTTTGACAGGTACCTGGAGCCGTTTGGCCGCGAGTGGGAGCAAACCGGAACGCTCGCGGCGCTGGCGATCGCTCCGCACGTAAAGGGAAGAACGCCAAGGCCGGAAGACTTCATGCCGATTGCACGCCCACCGATGACGGCCGCCGAAATCGCCGCCGAACTATCAAAACTGAATCGCCACAATGCCGAAAACTGATTTAGCTTTTCAGTTGTCTGCAAACGCCAGCGGCATGGCTGCCGGCGTATCGCAGGCCGACCGCGAATTGTCCAAGGTTGGGGCAAGCGCCAAGGCTACGTCGGCCGAGTTTCGCCAAGCGGCGAAGATCACGCAGGAACTTCGCACGCCCGCCGAGAAATACGCCGACACCATCGGCAAACTCGACGCGATGATGCAAAAGGGACTGCTGACGCAGGAGGTTTACGGCAGGGCAGTAGCCAAGGCCGACGCGGAACTGAAGTCTGCCACGTCGAGCATGGACGCCATGGTCAGTTCGGCCTCCATGGCAGAGCGAATCGTAAACGGACTGAGCGGGGCTATTGGCGGCGTGGCCGACGCCACTAAGTCGGTTTCAGACGCGGGCATCAGCGTCATTAAATTCGGAAAAGACATCGCGTGGACGTACCTGCAGTGGAAGGTGTTCACAAGCCTGCGGAATCCTGCGGGCCTGAAAGACTTTGCCGTGGGAGCGCTCAAGGCGACCATGGCCGCCCGCACGATGATCCTTGCCGCCAAAGCGCTGGGCATTGGCCTAGCAATTGGCGGCGGCGCGGCCGGGACGGCGGCGGCGGCTGTGCTCGGCCTTACCAACCCGCTGGTTGGCGGGGCACTGCTGACGCTCAACCTTGGCAAGGCGTTTCTAAGCGCCAAGGATCGCGCCCTAGAAATGGCCGCCGGGATCACAGCCGGCACGGTGACGCTCGAACAACTTAACGCGCAGTTAGGGCAGGTGCAGGCCCAGCAGGTGGACAATCTGGCTTTTGCCATGGAGGAGGCGACGGCGGCCGGCGAGCGTTCGGAGAAGGCATTTGCTGGCCTTTCTGATGTGTTCGTCACTCCGTTCGTGGGGGCGTTTGCGGCGATCACCTCGGGCATGGCGGGCCTGAACGACGGGCTGACGGGTTTGGTCGAAGGCTTCGCGTCTATTGCCTCGCCAATCGCGCAGGCTATCGCCCCCGTTTTCACGCTTTTGGGCACCATTGCCGAGGGTGCCATGAAACTGGTTGGCGTTCTTGGCGAAGCGTTGGGCGTAGTCCTGAAGGTTGCTGGGGCTGTCGTTCACACGTTTTTGCCCCCGTTCATTGTGGGCCTTTCCAACGTCGTGGAAGCCATCCGCAGCGGAATGAACTCGGCTTTTGAGTTCATCGGAAGCCGCATTGATTGGGTATCGAAAAAGATACAGAGCTTCTACGCGTTCATGTCCAAAGTGCCCATTATCGGGAGAGCTTTTGCGAGCGGAGAGCAGCCCGGCGCGCCGGGTGGCGCTGCCGCACCTGACGTGGCCAATGGTGCAGAGCAGGCAGCTGCTGACGCTGCCGAGGCAGCCAAGGAAGAGGCTAAAGCCTTGGAGTCGGTTAACCGTGCGATGGAGCGGCAGCACGAATTGCTGTCCAAGTCAATCGACCAATCCGCACAGTTTGGCCAGGCTGGCTTTGATGCCGCCACGCAGTACCAAGAAGAACTGCGGCGGCTCGACGCGCAGCTAGAGTCCGGAATCCTCAACGAAGAGTCGTACGCCCGCGCCGCAGGCCAGGCGAAGAAGAAGTTTGACGATCAAGTGGCTGGCATTGAGGAACGGAACCGCGCCGCAGCCGAGCAGGCCGCCGAGGATCGCAAAGCCGAGGAAGAGGAACAGCGGGCCATTTCACGGCAGACCGACGCATTTTTTGAAGCCACTGAAAACGCCAAGGAATTTGGCAAGGTTGGTGCCAAGGCGGCGAAGGAATACGAAGCAGGGCTTTCCAAGCTGGACGAGCAACTGCGAAACGGCCAGATCAACCAAGAGACGTACAACCGCGAGGCCGACAAGCTCAAAAAGGGCTATGACACGCAGATTGATGCCGCCGACAAAGCACAAAAGGCGCAGCAAAAACGTGACGAGGATATTGCCAAGGCGCAGGAAGACGTTGCCAAGGCCAGCGAATTCAGAGACGAGAACATCAAGGCGTTAGGGCAGAAATCCAATGAAGCCCTGAAGGCAAACGACTTGCGATCTGGCGAAGGCATGGCGCAGTTCTTGGCCCTGGCCGCCGGCCGCGAGGATCCGGCCATTGCCGAGTACCGCAAACAGAACGAAAAACTGCAGCAGGTGGTCAACGAACTGAAGGCCCTGCAACAGCAGCCCGTTGACATGCTGGGGGCCGCCGCATGAGCGTGATAAGCACCACGGAAATTTCGACCGTATCCGCAAGCCGCAAATTTGGCGAGCCTCCGGTATTCCAACGCCAATTTGTGGTTGAGGTGGACGATCCGCAGACAACGCAGACGGCCATTGTGAACGCCCCTGGCGTGTCGTTCCTGACGCCCCATCCGGAGGCGTCTTACTGCCTGGCAATGAACGCCAGCGTGTCCAACTACGAGGGTTCGCGGTGGCACTACCTCGTCACGTGGGACTACGAGCTGCCCAAACAGCAAAGCGTAGACCCCAACCCGCTGGCGCGGGCCGACATTTGGAAATTCTCCACCAGCGGTATGGCCGTGCCGGCCCTCTTCTACTACTCGGGATCTGGCAACAGCGACCGGCGGACGCTTACCAACACGGCGGGGGATTTCTTTGAAGGGGCCATGACCGACTTGTCGGTGCTCAAGGCCCACATATCTGGCAACCGCTCCACGTTCAATTACAACGCGGCGGCGCTGGTGACGAACTGCGTCAATGATGCGTCCTACCTTGGCGGCGCTGCCCATACGTGGAAGTGCGACGGCATTTCCGGCCAGCCGGCGGTGGAGGTGGTAAACGATGTAGAGGTGAGGTACTGGCAGGTTGAGGTGGAGCTTACCTACAACCCAACCGGGCACGCCTTGCTGTTGCCAAACGTCGGCTGGAACTACATCAGCAGCGGCCAGAAAAAACGCGTCTACGTGATCGACCCAGACAGCGGCGACAAAGTGCCAGCCAGCAACCCGCAGCCGTTGGACAACGGCGGAAACATCGTCACCGCGAGCCCCGGCGAATCGAACCCGCCGACGCTGATAACTCGCCGCGTCCATAAGGCGATTTCTTTTTCATCGTATTTCGGCACGCCGCCATCCCCATAAGGGCTTGCAATGTCGCAGGGTGCATCAAACGGCGGCGCGCAGGGGGCCGGAAATAACCGCTTTGTGAAGTTCACGCGGCCGGCGGCGCAGCGGATTGCCGACGCGGTGCGGAAAGTCGAGGGCGGCAACCGCGACCTAGGGCCGGTAGAACTTTGGCCAAGGTTCGCGGCGAGTTCCGGCAAGACCTTCCGCGTCTGCACGTTCACCGGCGCGTGGTCGATTGGCTCCGCGAAGACGGTGACATTCCGCAACCAGACGGCAACGCCAAACACCGCGTTGGCCACGAACCTGTTCTTCCCGATCACGAACACGGCAACCGCCACCCGCGATTGCGCGATCGCCAAGGACGGCACGGCGTGGTATCTGATTGACGTACCGATGGCTACGGCTACGGCTGTGTTCGTCACAGGCACCGCAACGGCCACTGTCTTTGGGACTGCCAGCACATCAACGCTAACGTTCTTTAGCCCCGCGAACACGGCGCAACTCACTTTTGTCACTGGCGTTTCTGCTTCGCTCAACACGACAGACTGCACCATTAGCGTGACGACGGCGACGGCGACGGCCACAAGTATCTCAATGGGCGGAACGCAAACTGCCATCAGCGTTTCTATGTCTGGCACGCAGACACTAACCTTTCTGCAAACTACCGTAACGGCAACGTACCTAACATTCGGGTGATTCTATGCCGTGTCCGTGTTGCGGCCCGCAAACGTGCGACTGCACAACGCTTTCAAATGGCGCGCCTTTTCCTTTGCCTCCCGGTAAAGCTGGCATCTTGTTGAAGTTAACGCTAATACCCAAGGATCAACTTTCGACATTGGCCGGTGAAATCACAATCGAACTGCCATTGAGTCACCCGGCAAATGGTTCTACTGCGGAGGATTACGCAAACGATGGGCTTTGCTACTACTTCAATCAAGCGACCGGCGAAGTGGACTGCACGTTTGCATTCCGAGAGGGTTTTGATAATTGGATAACGGCTCGGGTCCGTTGTTGGAGGGGAGGCGGACCTCCAAAGCAGGGGCAGTTTTATTTTGCCTTCGCAATTGGCGGACAGAGCCTGCGATATGGATACCGCGAGAACGGCGAGTGGTTTTTTAATCCAGAGCAACTTGTCGGGCTGACTTCGCTGGCTGGTGAAGCATGGTTTGATCCGGTTGTGGAAGGCGGGAATTGCTCAATTTCTTCGCAAGCCGTTTTGCGGTGGCCGCAAGATTACCCTAACGCCAGTTTTGCGTGCGACGACCTTGGGATATGCGCTGAAGCGAGGTTTGATCTTTTCTGATGAGCATGACAGTTGGTGCTTGCGTCGGCGCTATCTGCCGCTGCCATGCGTGCAAATCGGTTCTTTCGCCGCCGCTGATGATTTGCAGGCGGTGCAACCCAGAGACCAGCAGTGATTCCGTGCAGCCCGCCCCGACCCCCGGCCCAGGCACCGAACTGAAGAAACTGCTCTCCAGAATCGGCATCGTTGCCACGCCCAACTGCAAATGCAACGCCCGCGTGAAACTCATGGACGCGATGGAGGCGCAGGAACCGGGGTGGTGCGAGAGAAACATCGACACTGTGGTGGGCTATCTCCGCGAAGCGGCGGCAGATCGCGGCCTGCCGTTTCTTGACGCCGCCGGTAGGGTGCTGGTTCGCCGTGCGATCAGCAACGCCCGGAAGGAGGCGGCCCGTGCCACGCAAGCCAGCAACGCCGAAGGCAGCGAAGCCGAAACTCGCTGAGCTTGACTTCGAGGACGACGAGCCGAGCGGCCTCGGCATCCTCGACGATGACGGCAACATGGTCCTGCGGCGATCCGCAAAGCCCAAGCCGAAAGGAAAAGCCCGTGGCAAGAAAGCCGACAAGCCTGCTCGCTGAGATCAAGGCGAACATCCCCAGCAGCAAAGCCCTGCGGTGGTGTGACCGCGTGG